GTGCCTAACCGCTTCATGAACAGCGACAACGCTGGCAACGAAACTGCTTTCATTGTCGATCCCGACATGGCTGCTGTGTCTTTCTTGCGTCCTTTCGAGACCATTGAATTGGCTAAGACAGGTGACGCTGAGAAGACTCAGTTGCTGTGCGAGTTGACCTTGGAAGTGAAAAACCAAGCTGCTCATGGAATAATCGCTGATTTAACTCCATGATACTCACATTGATGTGATACAATGCCCTCATGTTAACTCATGGGGGCATTTTTATGTGTATTGTTGAAAATTGTGATCGAGAAGCTGCAAGAGCAGGAATGTGCAATAGGCACTATTTGCGAGTTAGAAGGTATGGCACTCCATTTGGTGGAACTAAAAACCAAGCTCCACTTGAAGAAAGATTCTGGAAATTTGTTGTAAAAAATGAATTTTGTTGGAGTTGGATTGGAAACAAAGCAAATGGATATGGGCGTGTTTCTGCTGGCAAACATTCAGAAGGATATGTATTAGCACATAGATTTTCTTGGGAACTTCATAACAAACAAAAGATTCCAGAAGGCATGTTTGTCATGCACAAGTGCGACAATCCAGAATGTACGAATCCAGATCACTTAACCCTTGGAACGCCAAAGGAAAATACGCAAGACATGATTGCAAAAGGCCGAAAAATGACGGTTGCTTCTGTTGGCCTCAAAAATGGGAAGTCTTTGCTAAACGAGGAAAAAGTCAGACTGATTCGCCAAAGTGATTTGCCGCACACGGAAATTGCAAAGCAGCTTGGCGTTTCTGCTGGATGTGTTAGAGGCGTACGAATTGGCAGAACATGGTCTCATGTTCCATTTCTTTGATAACTATCGTAAAATACAACTATGGAAAACCCTACATTTCGCAAATCTGTTGCTCACGCTGATGGTGAGGGTGGTTTGGTCATCCAAACTGCTCAAGATGTAAGTGCAATCATTGAGCGCAACAAGCAAGAATTCAACAGCTATGACGAACGGGCCAAGTGGTCTGATGAGATTTATGGCAACAAGGTAGCGTCAATTCCTTTGACTGCTATTGATGACCTCAATAAGCAAGGCATCATGCGTGGCTATCACGTTATTGACAACGCTAAATTTGCGATGTGGCTCAATAACCCAGATAACAGAGCATGGCGAACACGACCAGGAGTAATTTAAATGAGCTATACAAGTTACTCTGATCTAAAAACAGCCATTGCTGGTTATCTTGCTCGCTCTGATCTGACAGCGCAGATTCCAGACTTCATTCGTCTGTCTGAACTGCGTTTGCGCCGAGACTTGCGTATTCGTCAAATGCTGAAATCTGTTACTACTGCTACTGTTGCTGGAGACAGTACCGTAGAGTTGCCAAGCGACTTCCTTGAGGTTCGTGACTTGGTGATTGTTGGCAATCCTCCGCAACCTTTGAACTACTCAAGCCCTTCAGCATTTACGCGCAATGCTAGGTCATGGGAATCAGGCAAGCCGCTGGACTACACAGTTTTGGCTAATGACTTCCAGCTTGCTCCTGTTCCTGATGCTGTCTACACGGTAAAGATGCTTTACTTTGCTGCGCCTACGTTCTTGAGCGACTCAAACACAAGCAATGTATTTTTGGCAAACACGCCTGATGTTTTGCTTTATGGCGCTTTGCTTGAGGCTGAACCTTATTTGATGAACGATGCTCGGATCAATACATGGGGAACTATGTTTGATCGTGCGCTTTCGTCAATAACTCGATCTGATCAACAAGGTCAGTATTCTGGTGTCCCGCTTGTAATTAAAACCACTCTGTGAGGTGAATCATGGCTGAAATGTCGAACTATCTTGAGAACGCACTTATCAATGCGACTCTCCGCAATACTTCTTTCACATCCCCTGCGGTTGTGTATCTTGGTCTGTACACCAGTGACCCTACTGATGCCGATACTGGCACTGAGGTTTCTGGTAACGCATACGCTCGCCAAGCAATCACGTTTGGCGCACCTTCCAATGGTGTGACAACAAACACTGCTGTGATTGAATTCCCACAAGCCACAGGCTCTTGGGGTACTGTTACCCACATCGGCATTGAAGATGCTTTGACTTCTGGTAACTTGCTTTACCACACGCCCCTGGATGCTTCTAAGACTATTGCAACTGGCGATGTGTTCCGAATCGCTATTGGCTCATTGAGCGTAACACTGGCTTAATATGGCTATCCAAGTCACTCATGCCACACAAGCAACTGGCACTGATGCCGGAAACGGAGAAATCCGTAAGGCTCAGTGGAATGAGGCACACACCATTACTGGTGTAGCTGCTAATGCCGATATCCAAGAGTTCACCTCTACTGGCACATCCACATGGACTAAGCCAGCGGGTGCAAAAATAGTTTATGTGCTGATGCAAGGCGCTGGCGGTGGGGCTGGCTCGGGCCACAAACAGCTTGCAATTCCGTTAAACCCAAACCAGGGCGGTATGGGTGGTGGTGCTGGCGGGTGGGCAGAATTGTGGATTCCGGCTGTATCTCTTGGTTCAACGGAAACCGTAACGATTGGCGCTGGTGGTACTGGTGGCGCTTCACAAACAACATCGGGCAACGGCAACAACGGTGTTATTGGGGGCAATAGCAGTTTTGGCTCTTGGGGCGTTGCCCGTGGTGGGTCAGCAGGGACTGGCGGTTCAACAGCAACACAAGGTTCTGGATCAACAGGATCTACCTCTGCAAATGCCCCTGCTATTTTTTCTAATCAAGCAAGTACAACAAGTAACTCAAATTTTTATATTGCAAACGGAGGCTCTAGAAGCGCTGGTATTTCTGGTGGTTTCGGAGGTAGAGGAGGTAAAAGCGCCGGAGGTGGTGGTGGTGGTGGGGGCATAACCATAACTCCAGCAGCCACCAGCGGTGGAACAGGCGGGAAGGGCGGTTCCGGTGTTATTGAAACCCTCACATCAAACACTGGTGGTGGCGGCAGTGCTGGCACTAGCGGGGGCTCTGGTGGCAATGGCGCAAACTCTAATAATTACTATCTTGGTGGTGATGGTGGCGGTGGAGGGGGGGCATCAATAACAGCAAACGGCGGCAATGGAGGCAATGGCGGTTATCCCGGTGGAGGTGGTGGTGCTGGCGGCGCTTGCTTGTCTGGTTTTAACTCCGGCGCTGGCGGCAACGGCGGCGATGGCTACGTCCGAGTCGTGACTTTTTTCTGAGGTTGATATGCCAAAACAATTTCTACTCAATCCCGATGGCAGTGTTCCTGCCAATGCAAATGTTGAACTGCTCACAGCCGCTGGTATCCCTCTGGTTATGCCAACACCGATGCCCCGTGAAGGCGGCATGGTGGCTGTTGAGCAAGAGCCTCAGCAAGACGCTGAAGGTGTGTGGCGACAAGTGTGGGTGCTTGAGTTTGCTCCAGAGCCGGAAGAAACCGAATAAAGGCTGATTGTGGCTGGAATATTTGACACTGGCATATTTGACACTGGCATTTTTGATAGTGCTGGTGGTACTGGTGAACTGTTCCCGCCTTGGACGCTTGATAATCTTGATCTTCTCAAGGCAAGCATTGATGACCTAACGCTGACGCTCGACAGCGATCTATACAACACTTCAGTAACTCTTTGGCTTGGTTCTGGTTCAGTCAGTGCAACTGCTTCTGTAAGCGCACAAGCCATTGTTGTTAAAAACGCATCTGCAAATATTTCTGCTGCTGCAAGCGTAGCCGCAAATGGAGTGTTGGTTACATTTGCAAGCGCAAGTGTTAGCGCCTCTGCTTCTGTTTCTGCTAATGCTGTTCGGGTTCAATTTGCAAATGCTTCTGTATCTGCTAATGCAACAGTTTCTGCTAACGCTGTTCGTGTCCAGTTTGGTGCTGGCGCTGTAACGGCTAATGCAAATGTTACGGCTAGTGGCACAAGGATTCAGACGGGAATCGCAGCAGTAAACGCAAGTGCTAACGTATCGGCTAACGGTAGCCTTGTTGCAAATGGCTCTGCAAGTGTCACTACAAATGCCAGTGTATCTGCTGACGCAATCAGGATTAGAACTGCTAATGCCGCTGTCTCTTGTGAGGCAACAGCAACAGTCCAAGCGATTCGCGTCCAGTTTGGCGCAGGTAATGTTTCTTCAAACGCAACTGTTTCTGCAAACGGCACAACGGTTCAGTTTGGAAATGCTGCAATTACCGCTAACGCAACTGTTTCTGCGCTTGGTGGAGTTGTAGCAAACGGCAATGCTAGTGTAAATACAGCCGCTACGGTTTCTGCTTCTGCTATCCGAGTTCGTAACGCTGACGCTGCTTTCAGTTGTTCTGCAACGGTCAATGCGGTTGGCGGCATTTTTGCTGATGGTGCGGCATCAATTGAGTGTGACACTCAAGTGTTTGCTTCTGCAAGTGCCATTTATGTCGGCATTGCTTCAATTTCTAGTGCGGCAACAGTAACTGCTGCGGCAATGAATGGCCGTAACTGGTCAATTGATGCTGAGTCAGATAACACTTGGACAGTAACATCAAACAATCAAAACACATGGTCTGAGATTGAGGTTTCAGACAATACATGGGAAGATATAGCCGCATCAAGTAACACTTGGTCACAGGCATCAAACGGGAATAACACATGGCAACTACAAAACTGACATTTGGCGAATGGATGCCTGACCAGCCTGGGATTTCCGGCGCTTTGAATGATGCCAAGAATGTGGTGTCACAAGCCATAGGTTACGGGCCATTGCCTACTGCTGCAATCTTCTCTGCTGCTGCTAGTGAAAACCTGACAACGCTTGTTGCTGGTAAGACTCCGGCTAATGCCACAAAGTTGTTTGCTGCTGGCTCAACAAAGATCTTTGATGTGTCTGGTGTGGGTGTTTTGACTGATGTTTCAAAGTCTGGTGGGTACACTCCAAACGCCAGTGCTGATCGTTTCAGGTTCACTCAGTTTGGCAATGTAATCATTGGGACAAACAACAGCAACCCAATGCAAGCCTACACATTGGGGACTTCTACGGCATTTGCTGACCTCGCTGCTGGTGCGCCAGTTTGTAAGTTTTTGACTGTTGTTCGTGATTTTGTTGTCACTGCTTTCACGACTGAATCAACCACTGTTTACCCTTCACGGGTTCGCTGGTCTGGTATCAACGATGAAACAGCATGGGGATCTAGCCAAGTCACACAAGCAGACTTTCAAGACATTCCTGATGGTGGGCAAATTGTTGGGATTCGTGGTGGTGAGTTTGGCTTGGTGTTTATGGAAAGAGGTATTAGCCGGATGAGTTACATCGGCACTCCTTTCATTTTCCAGTTTGACAACATCTCTCGGGGTAAGGGCTGCATTGCTGCTGGCTCCATTGCTCAGACGCAAGGGGTGACGTTCTTCTTGTCAGACGATGGCTTTTATCTGTGTGACGGGCAACAGATTCAAGGTATTGGGTCTGAGAAGGTAGACCGCTGGTTCTTTGCTAATGCTGATGAAAGCGCATTTGACACAATGAGCGCGGCTGTTGACCCTGTTCGCAAGCTGATTATCTGGAACTTCAAAACAACATTTGCACAGCGTCAACTTATCATTTACAACTTCAAAACACAAAAATGGACTTATGGAGATGCTGGCGCAGATTTCATTTCTGATGCTTCAACGGCTGCAACAACGCTTGAAAATCTGGACTCTATTTCTACTAGCATTGACGCTCTGCCTGTAAGCCTGGACTCTATCCTTTACATGGGCGGCAAGTATTTCCTTGGTGGAACTCAGGGGGCTTACGTTGTGACATACAACGGCTCACCCGCTACTGGTCAACTGATTACAGGCGATTTAAACGCTGGTGGTCGCTCTGTGGTGACATTGGCTAGACCTCTTGTTGATAACGGCTCTGCGACCGTTTCAGTGGCTTCTAGGACGCTTTTAAACGAAGGATTGTCGTTTAGCACGCCTGTTGCCGCTGACTCTGAAAACAGGGTATCACTGAGATCTAATGGAAACTTCCATCGGTTTAAGGTTGTGCCAACAGGAAGCAACTGGACAACTGCCGTGTCTTTAGACCTTGAGCTTTCTGGACAGGGTACGCGATGACAGTCCAATTCCGCACACTTCCTCAGTTTGGTGGAGACCCTCGGGCTGTTGCTGAAATTGTCAACGGCATCATGAATGGCAAGACCAATAACACTGGTGTTGTCACTCTTGCGACAGGGGATGCAACTAGCACAACCATTTACGACAGCAGGATTAGTGGGGACAGCAAGATTATTGTTATCCCTTACAGCGCGGCTGCGTTTACTGATTCAACGCCTTACGGTGCTTTTCAGGACTCCACTGACCAGACTGCCGCATCTACGACTGTTGCCTATCCTGTAACTTTCAACACAGTTGACTTTGCTCACGGGATTTCTGTTGCAAGCAACTCAAGGATTACGGTTAAAAGCTACGGCATTTATAACGTGCAATTTAGTTTGCAGTTTGTAAACACTGACTCCCAAATTCATGACGTTGACATTTGGTTTAGAAAGAATGGCACAAACATAGCCAACTCAAACAGTCGTTTTTCTATTCCAAACAAACACGGTAGTGTTGATGGGCATTTGATTGCTGCTTTGAACTTCTGGGTCGAGTTGGCTGCTAATGATTACGTTGAAATCATGTGGAGTACGACCAGTACGGCGGTTTCAATTGAGCAGCTTCCAACGCAGACAAGCCCAACAAGGCCAGCAACGCCCTCTGCGATTGTCACTGTGAACTTTGCCTCATCAAACGGCACAAGTGCGGCTGGTGACTATTCTGTGTATGTCAGCGCCCAAGCAAAGGGGTCTGCAACATTGACGCATTTCGCAAATTCAACAGCTAACAAGACATACGCCTATGTTGTTATTGGCTAAAAATGTTTATAATGGTTCCATCGGATCACCCGCTATGGAATCCACAACTTTTAGGAGTTAATCATGGCGGTTACGCAAACCACTCAAATTGATCCAACCATCCAGCCATTCTTGTCCTTTGGACTAGGTGAGGCGCAACGCCTTTACCAAGCTGGTGGCCCTCAATACTTTGCTGGCGACACCTTTGTTCGCCCTTCTGGGACCACTCAAACGGGTCTGCAAGCACTAGAGCAACGTGCAAGGATGGGTAACCCCTTAACTGGTGCTGCTCAACAACAATTGCAGCGTGAGATTAGCGGCGACTTTCTTGGCGGCAACCCATTCTTTCAGGGTGCTTTTGCTCCGGCTGCACAGGCTGCAACAAGTCAATTCCAAAAAGCCATTGGTGATGTTTCTAGCGCGGCTTCTCGGGCTGGTCGTTACGGCTCTGGCGCTATGCAAAACCTGCAAGGCCAAGCCTCTAACCAACTGGCACAGCAACTGTCTAACACTGCTGGACAACTGGCTTACCAGAACTACGCTAATGAGCGCCAACGCCAAGCTGCTGCGACTATGGCCGCACCCGCAATGGCACAGGCTGACTATCAAGACATTCAAAACTTGTTGGCTGCTGGTCAAGCGCGTGAGGGTTATTCTGGTCAACAGTTGCAGTCTGACATTAACCGCTTCAACTTCTTGCAAAACGCACCACAACAGAATCTTGGCACATTCTTGTCTAGTGTTTACGGCAACCCATTGGTTAATCAAGGCCAAAGGTCAACAGGCGGTTATCAAGACACATCCGGCTTGCAAAACTTTCTTGGAACGGCTGCAACACTTGGCGGTCTATATAGGAATGTGGGTGGTGCTTCTGGCGTTAGAAACTTGTTTAACGCTGGTTCAAACTTCTTGAGTGGATTCGGTGGTGGATCTTCTGGCAGTTTTGTACCTGATCCAGGGGCGTATGCTTTTGGCTCTAACTATTGGGACTAATCATGCGTGGATTACTTGACATTTTTGGCACAGGCGGCGGTGATACGCTTAGTCTGCTTGGGATGAGTCCAGAGGCTATTCAGCGTAGCCGTGATGACGCTCAAGCCCAAGCCCTATATAATTTGGCTGGTTCCTTGCTGTCTGGTGGGCCTACTGGTCTGTCTATTGTGCGTGGCTTGCAACAAGGTAGCCAAGCATATAAGAACGCCATGCAAGGCCAAGTGCAAGAGCAATTCCAAGGCTTCCAACTGCAAGACGCTTTACGCAAACGCAAGCTGGAAGAACAAGCATTGGCGCGTCAGCAAGCAATTGATCGCGCTGTTGCTGGCTCCTTCCAACCTGCTCAAGCTGCTGCACCCGCACAGTTTTACGGTCAAGAAACTCAAATGCCTTTGATGGACGATGAGGGCCAAATGATGCCGGGGGCTACGGCTCCTGTTGCTGGTCGTGCTGCTGGCCTTGATTTGCAGTCTCTTGCTCCTCTCTTGATGGCAAGCCCTGAAGGTCGTAAAACCTTGGGTGATTTGGTTGCCTCACAAAAAGCATTGCGTCCTGAAACATT